TTGTTCGTTAAGCAATTCACTTGCCACAAACTCAGCTTTTTTAATATAGTCTCTAATTGTTGTCATTTCACACAAATATACAAAAAAACCCGCTACAATTAAGTAACGGGAATAAATAGTAGTTGTATAGTTATTAGTTATTATTTAAATTGTCTTAATGCCTATAAAACTTAAAGCTTCTCTGTATCCTAATTTATCCATAAAAGATAAATATCGTTTTGGCTCTCGTTTTGCAAGTCTTATAAAGCGGTTATTTTCTGGATCTTCAAAATGGCATCCAAAAGAACAATATGCGCAACCTGTACGCTTTTCCCCCGTTACGAGTTCCCCGTCTATTATTTGGTCGTAATATATCGGACAAATTTCAATATTAAATTTCGCAATTAAATCCCATATATCTTTTTCAGTAAAAATAGAAAGAGGCTTACACTGCTCTTTACCTTTCGTGAATACATTGCAGTTGCCGTCTTTTATATATTGCATTTTTCTTTGGTTGCTTTCGTCTGCCATTGTGCCTACTATCGCTTTTAGTCCCGTTTCTTTTTCAAAACGTCTAACAGGCTCTTTCTTTAAAATATCACAGCATTTGTCTGTTACTTTGAAAGGGGCTTCAATTACAAAATGCCATTTATTTGAAATTTTAAAAGCGCTTTGGCTTCCGTCTTTATTAGTTCCATATTTATAAAACTGCCTCATTTGTTCGCTTTTTGTGCCTCTATATCTTGAAATAAAACGGGCTTGTTGTTTAGATATTAAAGGATAACCGTATTTTAAAAGCGTTTGAGCAAAAGTCATTTTAGGTTTTAACCATGTAATTTCATCGCCAAAACTTTTAACAAAGTCTAATACTTCTTTATGCTCATTAGTAGTGTCGTTGAACACATATTTTATTTTTGGAAGTCCGCACATAGTAAGCCATTTGTCAAATAGGTATTTCATTACTGTGCTATCTTTTCCGCCACTAAATGACATATAAACCTCACCGTTAAAAGTATGGTAATACGTATCGACTACCTCAAAAAAATGATATATTTTTTGGTCTAAAGTCCAATTCTGTTTTTCTTGTAGTGTTTCCATAGTTTTTTATATTAAAAAAGACCCAATAAAACTGAGTCGGCAGTTCTAGAGAGTCTTATTATATCTTTTAATTGTTAAGCTTCCGACTTCTTAACTATACAAATATACGACAAACTATATTAAGAATCAATATAAATAAAAAAAAGCGATACATTTCTGCACCGCTTTAATTCTCCCTTCTTTTTAAATTATACTGCTGTCACTACCGCTGTGGCTGTATTTGATTTGTATAAAACATCAACCAAAGTTAAGATAGTATCGTTTAAAGATACAGTTACAATATCAGCGGTTGTATTAGCTGAAACAGTAAAAGTATATTTTTTAGTAGTTGAATTGTAAGTTACTGCACTCGGAACTAAAGGCGCTCCATTTCTTGTGATAGAAAAATCAGGGACAAGCAACCCCTCAACTGGATGAGTCTTATCTAATAAGAATGCGCTCACAACAATTGCTAAAGATGCTGTTACAATAGTGTCTATAGTTACTAAAACCTCATTAACTCCGTCTAATTCCCCATAAGAGAAGTCTAAAAACTCTGTAGTAATCCAAGACATGCGCTCGTCAATTTCTGAACGCTCAGTAAGTTGCAATACAACTGTTTGACTTGAAGCATCAGTACCATTAGCACCCATATACTTGCCATTCTCAAACATACCTAGAGTATATCCTTTTGGCTCGCCTGATTTTGTAACAGTAAAGAACATTGAGTTATCTACATCAAACAAAATCAAATCATAAGCGTTAAATCCACTCAATGCGGTTAATGCTTTATGAAAGTTAATTCCATTGTCAAAAGTAGCTGTATACTCATAAGGATTTTTTCCTGCTACCACTTTAATTCCAGAGCCAGCACGTGTAATAATGTTATCGTCTGCCGTTGCATCTTCAAAAGAAACTACGCCTTGTAGCATAATTAAAATACCGTCTTGTTGCAAAGTACGCATGTAATCTTTTGTTATTTCTTGGTCTAATTTATAGCCTTTTTGAAGTAATCCCAACGCTGTAACACGCTTTCTGTCAATTCTGCACCCTGCTAATCCAGTTCCTAAAACACCACTAGCACCACAGTTTACTGTGTTAATATTTGTATCTATTGCCATTATTTTATAAATTTATTAGATGTTAGTTTTTCAATCATTTTTTTATCTGAAAGCTCTATTTTAGAACCAGCTCGATATAATTTATCAATGGTAACTTCTTTAATTACCGTGAATTTTTTTGTTTTAATTTCTTTAGCGTCTGCCATTGTTTAAAATTTAATGTTTTGTTTTATACACCCGTCAATTAATTCAACTTCTAAATCCAATACAATAGCATTCCAAATAGTTATTAATCCTTTCCCGTTATCGTTTACACTATAATTAGGCTTTAATTCTTTATCAATTGAACTTCCTATTATCTTAGATACACCACTACTATTTAGAAGCGTTATAAAGTTATTATAAACTGGGATAAGTATATTAATATAATCTGTTTGATATTGTGTTGCATTAAAAGCGTCTACATTATTTGAACGTGTTGCAATTACAAATCTCGCAGTTCTTGTAACTCGATTCCTTAATAAGTCGTCTGTATCTTTTGAAGTAACTAACCAAATAAGCGGGTATTTTGAAACGCTTTCTTTTAGAATAAGGAACTTATTTAACACATCAATAGTGCCCCAATCATATCTGATTGGATAGGTATTTTCCCATTCTGGCATTAACGCTATTAATTCTCTTATTTTCTCTTCAAAAACTATCATATACCAAAACTATTTTTAGTTTCGTAAATCTTGAAATACTCAGGCTTCCAATTAGTAAAATCGGCTTGTTTATCCATCAAATAACCGTAAAGGCTTTTTTCAATATTGTTGCATCCATACCAATCTATAAAATTATCAGTTATAATAGGCTGTGTTAAATACTCCCCTTGATACTGTTTTATAAAGTTTTGCGATGCTCCTGATATCAAATAAGCAGGTGTTTGATTCGTTGCATTTTCTGGATTTACTTTTTTAGCTCCAGTTGCAGAAAGTCTAATATCCGTTTGAGTAACGAACTCTTGATAAATATAATTAGCTATTAATGAATCATCATTGTCTAGCCCTAACCATATCTTCCCGTCGTATTCATCACCTTGAATCAGTTTCTTAAACTTTTCATTCTCTGGTAACTCAATTGTAACCTCAGTTAATGCTTTAATTTCATTATAAAGACTTAAACCCAATGCATTTAATAATATTTCACGTTCCAATTTAATACAAAGATAATCCAATTCAGTAGCGTTATTTGGCGTGCTTGACGGGTCAACAACTGCTAAAGGTATGTGGATGTAATTTTGATTATCGAAATATGATTTATTTATTATTTGCATTGGGTTTTTATTTAAGTTACTTTACTTTTTTCTTGCTTAAAATAGTTTTTGCGATTGCTTCCGTTTGTACTGGGTCTAAAATAGCAACCCCTTCCGCTATTAGCTGTGAGGCAAGTTGAGAATCAACTACAATTCTATCGTCAACTACTTTATTTGCAAAATCCTCAATAAACTTTACGCCAACCATATTATGGAGTAGCTAAAGTTACAAGAGCAGCAGAAATAGATGTTACTTTTCTAAAACCTGTTTTGTCTGCTTCACGAATTAATAGATTTAAACGTTTTCTGGCTTTCAATGTTTGCATATCTTCAACAAAATCAGCTCCGTTATATCCTTTAGATACAACTACACCAGCCATTTCGTAAATTCTTGCATATCTTGAATCTCCTAAATACAAAGTATTTGCAACAACGTTATTATCTTCAATGATATTCAAATTATCAATTCTAGGGTCATTAAAATTAAACACATAATTATTTGTAGTGTCTTTTTTCAATTTCAATTTGTTAATATCTGCAATATTCATCGCTACGAAATCAGGTTGGTATTTTGCACCACCTACAGAAGTAATAGACTCGGAAACCTTAGCTACTAAATCATAAATATTTGCATCTGTAATTCCAGAAGCTACAGGATTATAAGCTGGAGAGCTTGAAACTAAACCTTTAAGATTTGTCCCTGTGTTATCTCCAATTACAATTTGAGAATCAACTTTATCTTCAACATTAGTTGCTAAAAACATATCTAATTCAGAAGCCGCCATTACATCGTCATTGAAGAACTCTTCTGATACTGGTAAAGTATCTCCAATTTTCTGCAAAGACAATGAGTATCCTTTAAATTTAGCAGTTGACTCAGCAAAAGCAACACCTTCAGCAACACTTGCGGCTGCCTTAACTGTTGTTGCTTCATCCCAGTCAATATAACGAATTACACCACTGTGATTTCCTGCTCCAACTGTAATTTTAGGGAAAAAATTATAAAGACTTCTTTTGACTCTTTGAAGTTGACCAATACCGCCAATAAATAAACCGCTTGGGTCTGTAGCAATTGAAGCTCTTAATGTGTCTGCTTTCATTACAATTTCAGCATTTCCACCTTTTGCAATAGCTTTTAGAGAATCCTTATTCTCTTTGATTTCATCTACAAAAGTTTTAACCGTAGATTTTAATCCTTTGGTCTCTAATTCTGTAACTTTTAGAGCCAATTCTGTATTGTCATCTTTTACTTTTTTCAATTCATCTTGTAAAGGATTAATAGCTTTTTCGATTGCTTCTTTTTGTAAAATAGCATCATTAGCTTCTTTTTGCGCAAAATAACTATCCGCTTGTTCTGGAGTTAATTTGTCGATTTCTTCTTGTGTTTTTTTGATAAACATAGTTTTTTGTTTTTTTAATTAATTTCTTCTTCTTTTACTATTTTGAGTGTCGATTGACGGCTCTTCTTTAATCTCGGTAGTGTCATTGACGGCTTCCGTTTTATTGTTTGAAATTTGCCCTGTTACTTGGTTTGAACCATATAATACAAAACTAGATTCTTTTTCGTTTGACGCTTCTAATATCGCAAAATAGTAAGGTATATATTCAAAGTCTTCTTTATTTGCGATATAATCATAATACTTTAAATAATTAGCTTTAAATTCAGCATCTTCTGGGGCGTTTGAGTCTAAACAAAATAAAAATTTAATATATTTCATTCTTACTGAGCCTTGCAATTCGTCTCCGCTTTCTAACCATTCTTTTATGACTGGTATTTGGACTTTATCTTTAGGGAACTTATAAATTAAAGCCTCTGTATTTCCGTTGTAATTTTTACCTAAAACTGAAAATGGAATTTTTGCTGTAAATAATTCTACATATTCCTTCCTAACAACTGTATTTAAAACCTCTAATTCATGGTCTGTTACCACATAGTTTTTAAATTGTTTTTCTTGTATTGTTTTTTTCCACAGCCCGTCGATATGCACATCTTCGTGATTATCTAAAATTCTAGTAGAATTAAAAACTACATAATAAAAAGAATCCTCTAATTTTAACGCTTTTTGTTGTTCAATATCAAACTTAGAAATATCAATAGCTTTCATATTTACCGACTGACCTTTTTTGTAAGATTCATAAATCTTTCCTTTTTTTTGGTCTTCAATAACTGCTAAATTTTCCTTTAACGCCTTGAATAAATCTTCTTTATTAGAAAATTCTTTTTCTGGTAAATAATGAGATTTGTATATCATTTCTTAATTTCTTTATCTTTATTTAATTCTCTTTTAAACGATTCTTTTAAACCTTTTTCTTTTTGTGCCTTTGTTAATTCTGGCTTTTTTACTTCTTTCATAAAATCATTTCTAGAACCTCCGTATCTACTCATAATCCTAAATTTAATTTAAACTCATCACTTAATCTTTTTTGCTCTTGAATACTTTCATAAATCAAAGTCTCTTGATACGCTTTTAATGTGTCTATTTTAGTTTTCATTACTAATTGCATAACTGGTAAATGGTCATATGATGCTTTTAAAGACTCTCCTTTATCAATCAATCCAAACGAACTAGCAAAACTATTCATAGTGTTATTAGCATCTGTTTGAATGCTATTTTGAATGTAATCTAACATTGCTTTTTCTTTATTTTCATAAGTAGAAGAACCATTACTAAAATAGTTTAACACATCTTTAGACATATCGAACGCTAATAAACAGGTTAAAGCATCGGAACTAAATTGTTCATCTAAAAACAATCGTTTCATATCGCTAACCAAATGTTGAGCTTTTATATTAGCATTAGTTATAAGTAATGATTTAGCACTAACTTTAGTGAGTATATCTTTCTTATCATTATCTTGTATTTGAGCTTCGTTTCCATCTCCTTGACTTGCCATCAAGTACTTTTGAGACATCTGTAAGTTTACATTCTTAGAAAGTAAGTTTTCTTCAATGTTTTCTATAGTTTTAGAGATTCCTTTTAAACGTGACGGAGAACTCATCAAAGAATTACAAGTTAATCCATTTGCAAGGTCGTAAGTAGGTATTAAGTCTTTAATAGAAATATTAAAAGATTGCCCGTCTAAAGTATATTTAATCTTTCTATCACCATAATCTTTTAGTTCTGCTTTAGTTGATATGAAAGATTTAACCTTGTGAATATCGTTTAATTCGATTTCACTCGGCAATAAGTTGTAAATAGATTTAGTTTGAGATAATGCGTTAATTCTGTAAGTGTAATTTGTCCCTGTAGCTGACAAGAACCACATCTGTTGAAATAAAAAATCTTCTTGCGATTGAAAGTAGTTTGGCTGTTTTAATAGCTTTAAAATCTCGCTATTTTCACTTGGTTTTCCTGCTGAATTTAAGTGCGTAATCTTCATTTGAGAATAAATCTTACACCTTAAAGCAATAATAGCAAGTAATACTGGATTACTTAAAGATATATCTAAATACTCTGTAGAGTTAGCAAAACCGTTGTTTTCTAAAAAAGAATAGGTAAAAACACCCGTGCGGTCTCTTTCCACATTGATATTTTTACCTTGCCAAAAATTGAATAAACCCATAAATACCATGTTTCACAACATTGTTAATAAAAGCAAATATAGTAATTTAACTCTTAATTTCAATAAAATTAGGAAATCTTTCTTTTAATTTATTTATTTTACTGTTTTTATTCGCTAATTCATCGTTTAAACATATTGCTGAATATATATATTTTCCATCAATTGTTCCAAGTTGCTGTATTTGATATATTTTTTCAGATTCTTTCATTTTTTATTTAAAATTTAAATTTATCCTATTACTGTGTCGCTATTGATACGGATAAGAATAATATTTTCTAAGCACTTTTCATAATTAGAAGCATGTATATAAAGTCCTAATTCGTCTTTTTCTAATTCTTTCATAATTATTTTGTTTAATTTTTATCTAAGATAACCTAAAAACTTTAGTAAACCAAGAAATAACGTATTTCATTGCATCTAAAATGTGGTCGTCTCCGTTTTCTTCTGGTACATCCATTTGAATACCTTGCCATATTTTCCAAGAATAAGACTCGTATTCTAATTCAATGTTAATCGATTCTTTAACGTAGTGTATTTTACTTTTCTGCATTGTCTCTATACCTGCTGATATAGAACCGCTACCCTTTTTTGCCCCTATAACATTATATCCTGCGTTCTTTAGCTTTCTTGCTTCCTCTTTGTTTAATTCGTTACCACTATCACAAATAATCTGTTTATGTTTTTCTATTCCTAAGCGTTCAAACTCTTCCGATAAACTACCTTTCATTTCGTTTAAAGGACAATATAAACGCTCTAAAAAAAAATAGTTTTCATCGCCATCAAATTTCATTTCTACTAATGCCGTGGGTGCTGAAAGTCCAAAATCTAAACCGTAATAGCTTTGATAAGGTAATTTATAGAAATCACTTTGATTTAATATTTTCCATCCTTTAAAAATACGATTTGGTTTTTCGCTTTTTTGTCCTAAGCCAAATACAAGCCAGTGATATAAAGAAGCACTATTTACTGATTCATTATAAATACATCGCTTAATCTCTTTTATTTGGCTTTTAGTGAAGTCTTTTATATTAGTTTCGAAATCATAAGATTTTACCTCATTTTCTTTTATTAAATCTAATAAAACAATATCACAATGACTTAAAGGCTGATAAGATTGTATTTGTATTTTTGATTCTAAAGGGCAAAATGGATTGTCTTTAAATGTAGAAAATAAAGTTATTGTATTATATTTTTTCTTTTCTTCATTTACCCAATGTGTTTGCTTAGGATTCCAGTCAAATAAAATATATTTTGATGTTCTTTGTGACAATTGCTTATAAACTTCGTGTGAGAACTTGTAAGGCTCATTAATCCAGCATATATCTTGAGTCATACCCATTGCATCATCTTCATCATCTAAGCCAGTAAAACGAATAAAAGAATTATTATGTAAAAAAGTCCAAGTGTGGTTTGTTCTATTTCTTAAAAAGTATTTAGTAAGGTTTTCATCTTTTATAAATGCATCAAATTGTTGTACAGTTATTTCTTTTTTTTCTAACTGTTTTTTTCTACCCATTGGGTCTGATAGCCATTTAATCCAAT